AGCAGAGATACCTGTGATGTATGTCGATATGGTTACCGATAGGTTTGGTGACAAGATATACAGATTGGCACGGCTGAAGAACGGACGACACTACAGCCCGAACCCCAACAACGAGGTAACAAGTGAGGAGCATTGCCAGCAGTCGGATGTTCCCCAGTGGGTTGTGGATCGTGTGTCTACATTGCAGATCGTTGACAATGAAACCTATGTCGAAGGTGTTGGGTACAAGCATTGTGATAATGCCTACACAATACATGTTGATGAGGTGAACCCTTTTGTCGATTAATATGTATGCAGCAACCGCAGTGGGTATGATGAACCATGACACTGCATGCCGTGTTAGGATATCTCCTGTGTCCAACTATGTCGAGGTACAATGCCTTAAAGGAATAACACTTGACAACGCTACTAGAAAACACTATCTGTCACTTGATGATACCCCCGAGTGGATACGCGATAGAGTTTATGCCTTGTCAGTGTTAGACCCCGATGCAGAACAGATTGTAGAAGACGTGGGTGTACGTTCGACACTTGACACGTTTTGGGTATTCAAAAAATCAATCGGGCAGATGCCCGAATAAAAAATTCACACCACCTCTGATATTATTTGGGGTGGTGTGTTATAATACGAAGAGGAGAATGACATGGGTGTAGAGACCTTCTATGACGGAAGGCTTCAAGTCCGTTTAATCTGTGACAAGTGTGATACGTCAACAGTTGTAAGCGCCCCTAGCTATCACTTGCCGAAGACCGCGACAGCGCAGCAAGTTAAAAAGGGTGTAGCTGAATTAAGGACTAGTAAATCTGTTATACAGAAAGCAAGGACCGCTGGCTGGCTAGTTAACAAACAAACTATTGCTTGTAAGTGTTGCCTTAAAAACCGCAATGAGGAAAAGATGAACCAGAAAATTAGTGTGAAAAAGGTAGCGTCAACCGCTACAAAAATTGAACCCAATATGAAATCAACCCCTGCACAACGGCGTGATATACGTAAGTGGTTAGATGATTTGTACGACATTGATAAGTGTTGTTATAAGGAAAATAATTCTGACCACACTGTAGCCGACCTATGTGATGGTAAGGTGTTATGGGGTTGGGTGAAGGAAATCCGAGAAGCCGACTACGGCGAGAACGGTGGCAATGAAGACGCCGATCTGATGGTGAAAGAAGTTAAGAGGCTGTCTGATACCATAGATAAAGCATTGGCTACCAGTGAAATAGCACAACAGGATTTTCGTAAAGCCTACGAAGCTAACGCCGCCAAGATGCAGAAAGCCCATGACGGATTACAGGCACGGCATAAAGAGGTAAATGATCTGATTAAAAAGATAAAGTTGAAGGGGTAGTATGACACCCGAAGCGAAAGTTAAAAAGAAGGCGGTGCAGATACTCAAAGAGTTGAGTGCCTACTACTTTTACCCTGTCACTGGTGGTTATGGGCGCAGCGGTGTGCCTGACATAGTAGTCTGTTACAAGGGTTTATTTGTTGGCATTGAATGCAAAGCTGGCAATAACAAACCTACACCACTGCAAGAGAAAAACCTTGACGAGATACGTGCCGCAGGTGGCACCGCGCTTGTCATCAATGAGGATAATGTATCACGTCTAAGTAGAATACTGTTTGACTTATCGTCCGGTTAGTTGGGTATCCCGAGGCGATGGGGGTAGAGCCGTGAGAGACCCCTACATTGAAATATCCACGGCAGTAAGAGGTGTGCATCCTTTCGAGAGTACCTCCCGCACATTGATCTTACACTGGTTCGCAGGGTGGCTTCGGCTGCTCTGCGATACCAGTTTCCAAAAATGTAATCGGGCAGATGCCCGAATAAAAACTAGGAGAATGACATGACTAAGAAGCAAGAAAAAATATGGGCTTATAAAGTAAAGCACCCAGAAGCTACAATCTCAGAAATAGCACAGGCTACTAAAACATCTTATGCCTACGTGTGGGCGTTGATGAAAAAGATCGGTACACCAAAAGAGGTATTAGTAGCGGAAAAGCAACTTGAAGCGGCAGGAATAACTGACATCGAAGCTGAGTGGGCTGGTGTAGGAACCGCAGGGTTTTACGAAGATGTTTCACATGAAACAATAGCGGCAGGAATAACTGACATCAAACCAGAAAAACCACCCGCTCTACCGCCTTTATATAACCGCTCTGGTATATTGGAAGAGGCATCTAATTTAATTAGCGGTGAGCGTCACGAAGAATATGGCGATGCTAAAGAAAATTTTGACCGTATCGCTGGGTATTGGAACGCGCATTTAGGTTTGATTAATTTTATATCTGCCCGTGACGTGGCGGCTATGATGGTTCTGTTAAAGATATCAAGGTTACACGGCGATGGTCCAAAAGATGTGGATACATATGTAGACATTTGTGGATACGCTGCTATTGGCGGTGAGATTGCGGGTAGCGATTAATGAACTTAATCACACTCGACTTTGAAACATTTTATGACAGGGAGTACTCCCTGTCTAAACTTACTACCGAAAACTATATACGCCATAGAGACTTTGAAGTTATTGGAGTTGCAATAAAGAAAGACACAGAGGAAACACACTGGATTAGCGGCACGCATGAACAAATAGGTGAGTACCTAACACGTTATGATTGGAAAAACAGCATGCTGCTGGCACATAACACTATGTTCGATGGTGCGATACTTAACTGGCAGTTCGGTATAACTCCTAAGATATACGCTGACACATTATGTATGGCACGGGCGCTGCACGGCACGGAAAGCAGTGTATCGCTTGCAAACTTAGCAAAGGCTTATGGCCTAAAAGACAAAGGCGATGAAGTCACACGTGTTATGGGTAAGCGTAGAGGAGACTTTACAGATGAGGAGCTAGGCATCTACGGGGATTATTGTGTGTTAGACGTAGACATAACACATGACCTGTTTATGCGTATGATAAGTAGTTTTCCGCGAAAAGAAATGAAGTTGATTGACTTAACGCTTCGCATGTTTGTTGAACCTACAGTAGATTTGGATGACGGTCTTCTTGAGCTGCACTTGGCTGAGATTAAAGAACGCAAAGACAAATTACTGGCAGATGCTCAAATCGGAAGAGAAGAGCTAATGTCAAATCCAAAATTTGCGGTTGTGCTTGAAGGGTTAGGCGTGAAGCCGCCTATGAAAATAAGCCCTACTACGGGAAAACAAACATATGCATTTGCAAAATCGGACGAAGGTTTCAAGGCATTACAAGAACACGAAGATGACCGTGTACAATCTCTTGTAGCTGCTCGGTTGGGTACTAAAAGTACCTTAGAAGAAACAAGGACACAACGGTTTATAAACATATCTCGCCGTGGACTGTTACCTGTGCCTGTAAGATATTATGCAGCGCATACTGGTAGATGGGGTGGCGATGACAAGATTAACCTCCAAAACTTACCAAGCCGTGGTCCTAACGGTAAGAAGTTAAAGCAAAGTATTGTTGCGCCAGCAGGTCATACACTGATTGATGCCGATAGCGCACAAATAGAAGCGCGGGTCTTGGCGTGGTTAGCAGAGCAAGATGATCTCGTTGATCAGTTCGACAAAAACGAAGACGTATATAAGCATATGGCTTCAAAGATTTACAGTGTGGAGCCAGACGCAGTTGATAAAGACCAGCGGTTCGTAGGTAAGACAACCATACTCGGCGCAGGGTATGGTATGGGCGCAGTTAAATTTCAAATGCAGTTGTCTAACTTTGGTTTTGATATGCACATAGATGAAGCACGTAACGTGATAGACATATACCGCACAACAAATAGCGCGATTAGTTCCCTGTGGTACGCTGCTCAGGACATGTTGAAGAATCTGTGTAATAAATCACCTGCAAAGGTAGGACGTGCCGGGGTGCTGCGGGTGGACGTGGATAAGACTGCCATAATACTACCCTCTGGACTACCGATGTATTATCACGACTTGTTTTTCCAGACGGAAGATAACCGCCCACAATATTATTATAAAACACGTAGGGGGCCAAACAAAATCTATGGTGGAAAAGTTGTAGAAAATATATGTCAAGCAGTTGCGCGGTGCATAATAGGTGAGCAGATGCTACGCATTGCCAAGAGATACAAGGTTGTGCTAACTGTACATGACAGTATTGTGGCCTGTGTAAAAGATGAAGAAGTGGTCGAGGCGCAAGCATATGTAGAAGAATGTATGCGTTGGAAACCAGACTGGGCAGATGGTCTGCCGATAAACTGTGAGAGTGGCACAGGTAAATCATATGGAGATTGCGAATGAGTAAGTATGTAGCAGTATTGCCTTATGGCAGTGAAGGGACCAAGCCACTAAACAATCATAGCTGTCCTTTGTTCCTAGCAAATGGGTATGAGGTCACTTTCCTTCT